AGGGCGACAAGCTCGCGCTGACCGTCCCGGATGATCCTGCGAAGGCGGCTCAGTTCTGGAAGGACAACCTGCCCGCAGGGTTCTACGCAGTGCGCGACAACCAAGGGCTGTACCAGGTGTACTACGGCTATCGCGTGAAGGGCGACCAGAACGCAGCGACGACACAGTTGGACCAGAACCAGCACGACTACCACTCCCCGTGGAATACGCAGAAGCGTTCGTTCCAGAACCAACTCCAAGACGCGGCTTCGACTCGCGGCACTGTCCGATGACACCTGAGCAACCTCCCATCATCGCGTCGGAGCAGCCCCCAATCCTCCAGGACCAAGGGCTGCACCCCGACGTGGACCCCGATCAAATCGCGCACAACGCGATGAAGCAAGTGATCGACAAGCAGACGCAGCAAGGTCTGCTGAAGGTCCCTAACACCCCCATCCCTGGGGCCACGACGTACAACGTCGATTCGTTTCTTAACTACCTCCACATGAACAAAGCAGATGTACCTCCGTTCAAGGGAGCGGCTGTACCCAATGGCGGCTGGTTCGACCAGGCGTCGCAGGCAATCGGTGGCACCGAAGGCTTCGAGGGTCGTGCGTACTGGGGCGTCTATGCGCCCGAGCGGCAGACCAACGGCATCTTCGTGAAGCCGGGGCAAGTCAGCGCGAGCACGAAGTCCGAAGTATCGATCGGTTACGGCTACAACCTAACCGGCAACGCGGACTCGCGCGACGTCTTCAAGAAGCAACTCGGCTACTCGGACGCGGACTATGACGGCGTCCTGAACGGCACGAAGGAAATCACGCCCGACGAGGCGCTTAAGCTGCGGGCCTACAAGATTTACGAGATGAACGGTTACCTGAACAATCTCGTCAAGGTGCCGCTCCAAGACTACCAACGCGCGGCCCTGGTCTCGATGGTCTACAACTTCGGCCCCGGTGGCTTCAAGAAGACCGGCATCCCCGATGCGATCAATGCGGGCAAGTCGCCACAAGAGGTCGCTCAGTTGATCCAGAACGCCTCCCCGAACCAGAAGAAGCTCCAATCGCGACGTCAGGCCGAAGCCCAGCTTTTCCTCGGTGCGAAGAACGGTGCTTCGCTGCTGGCCAGCACCACTTCGAACTACACACAACCGGCGCAAGTCGGTGACCCCAACGACGACCAGTCGTAACCCAAAGCCCCTTCGGGGGCTCTCTCAAATTCTATGGCAGACAATACGACCCCAGCACCCGTCATCGACGCCGTCCCTGGTGTCGGCATGGACGCCCAGCCGAACAACGTCGGCATCCACGTCAAGCAGGACACCGAAGTCGCTGACCTCGGTAAGCCCTCCGCGCTCGAAGTAGCAGCGGCTGACTGGCGCACGAATACCCTAATCGGGCAAGGCTACCGCGAGTTGACGCACGCAGACATCTCCGAGCCGAAGGACCCTTCCTTCAACCCGTGGGAATACCTGAAGCAGAACGAGGCGCAGTACCGGGACATCCTCCCGTATGCGCTGGCTGACTCTTCGATCAACATGATTCAATCCGAGGGCGGGCTTCGCACGTACCTCGACGGCCAACGTCTCAACCTGAAGGACCGCGAGATGGTCGCTCGGGGAGACACTTGGGGTCACCTGGCAGGCATGGGTGCCTCGATGTTCGACCTGACGTCCGCTGCCTCCTTTGGTGGTGTAGCGCTCGGAGGCATCAAGGCTGCCTCGACTGTCGGTAGCGTCCTCAAGAGCGCTGGTGTCTTCGCGCTCGACGCGGCGGCACAGGAAGGCGCACTGCAACTTACGGACTCCACGCGAGACGCAGACCCCAAAGACCTCTTCATGAACATCGGCATCGCTGCTTCGCTCGGCGGTGTCGTGGGTGGCATCTTCAAGCACGCAAAGCCTGACAGTGTCCTCAACCCAACGCACCCCGACAACCCGCTGCATCCCGATAACGTGGACAAGCCGCAGCCGGTGGTCGAGATGCAACTGGGTCAGACGCCCGAAGAGGGCTTCACGCTCGACCCCTACGGTCGCAAGGAGCCCACGTTCGGCACGGCTGACTCTGTCGGTGCGGCTCGCGCTGATGCGAATGCAGCGTCCGACTTCGAGGCTGGCACTGAACTGGCCCAAGGCGGCCGGATCGCACGGGCACTCGACAAGACAACGACGTTCATGGGTGCGACGCCTATGCAGCGCTTCAGCAACTACTCGATCCCCGAGGCCCGCGAATTGTTCCTGGGCCTGGCTGATACGGGCGGCATGCTGACCAAGGCCAACCTGGAGGGTGTGTCTCACGGCCCCTCGGCGGAAGACCTCGCGCTGCTGAACGGGCAGAAGTTCAAGTTCGACATGGGCCAGATCGATAACGTCTGGAACGAAGCGAACCAAGCGCTCGGTCAGTCCGCGTTCGAGACGAACGTGAAGGACAAGCTGACCTCTGCGTCCCAAGGCGCGGTCGATAGAAACACGCTGCCGCGTGATGCGTTCAACCAGGCAGTCTTCACGATCATGCGCGGCTCGAACACGGCCACGCCCAGCGCTCAAATCTCCGAGAACGTCATGAAGGCCCTGCGGGACTCGGGACTCACCGAGGCTCAGGCCAAGGTGGTTCACCCGCTGGTCTACAAGGCAGAGAAGACGGCCCACGACTCCATGGAGGCTCTGTGGGACCGAGGCGTCAAGGTGGGTGCAATCGAACCCGACGCGAAGGGCGAAGGGCGCTACGGCGCTCCCCAAGTCTATGACCGTGCCCAGATCGCGCGGAACATGCAGGAGTTCAAGAACGACCTGCACGAAGTGTTCGGCTCGAACCCGACCGAGTGGTGGCTACGCGAGGAAGGTCACATCAAGGACCCCAACGCAGCCCCGCTACCTGAAGGCGTCGAAGGGCCGCAGTACGCGTCCTGGGACGAGATGAAGGAGAAGGCCACGCCCACGGAACTGAACGACGTCCTGCGGGCATGGCGCGGCGAAGAGAACGACTGGACCAACTCGATGCTCCAGGCGCGGGTCGATGAGGCCACGCGTCGGCAAGCGGGCGCACAGCACGACGCTGCGGACATCCTGCAACTTCACGCTGGTGCAGAGCGCGAGTGGAAGCGTGCGAAGCTCGATGAGATGCAGACGCGCGGTCGGAGCCTCGAACGGAACGCCGTGCTGCGCAAGGTGGCCTCGGCTACCTACGCGGCGCAGAAGGCAGACGCCAAGGTAAGCATTGCACTGGACAAGCTGGGCGGCGACGAGTCGGCATACACCGACATCGTGAACACCCTGCAAGAACAGGGCATGCGTGTCGATGAGGCTGGTGCAGCCGTCCAGAAGGCGCGTGAGCGTCTCGCTGCAACGTCTGAAGCTCAGAGCCTCACCGAGTCCCTCAAGGGCAAGGTGGAGGACCTGAAGGGCCAGCAGGCGGCTACCCGTGCGGAGAAGGCTGATGTCCTCGGAGAACTGAAGGACGTCTCCGAGAACCTGGGTGGCACCGAGCGTGCCCGTGCTCAGACTCCGCTCCGTCAGCAACGCAATGCGCTCAACACGCAGCGCAAGGCGACGCAGGCTGAGATCAACGAGGCGAAGGCCACTATCCGCGAGGCCATGGAAGAACGCCGGGAGGCGCAAGAGTCCCTGCGACGCGCGAACGCCGACTTCGACTCAGTCGCCAAGGACTACGCGAACAGCCAGCGATGGCACGACGCAGCGGCGGCTGAAGTGAAGAAGATCATGGACGACGAGAAGGAAGCCCTGCTGAAGCCTGGGCTGGAGCACGAGATGGACGGGCACATTGATGCCGCTAGCCATCTGAAGGAGAAGCTGGAGGAAGCAACGGCTGCACGTCGGGACGCATTCGAGTTGCGCAAGCAACTGGGGATGGCCGCGACTGAAGCCGAGGCTGAGTCCAACAAGTCCGCTCATGCTCTGAAGAAGTCCCTTCGCGACCAGCGACGCCTGGCGCACGAGACGCACCCGGTCCAGAAGGCCGTCGATGAGATGGCGAATCACTTCGCCGGGATCGACAAGGCACCAAGCGGTCTCCTGCTGGACGAACTGCCCGACTCGGGACGCGTGAAGGAGCGCAAGATCACCTACTCCGATGAGCAGTATCAACGGATGGTGGACAAGGGCTTCCTGAAGTCCAACGTGGCTGACTTGATGGAGGCGTATCACAAGGACCTCGGCGGGCGCATCGCGCTCCACGAAGCCCTGGGTGGGCCGTTCAACAAGCGTATGGAAACAGTGCTCGACTCGTACGACCGGAAGATCGGCGGGCTCGACGGCAAGGCCAAGGTGGCAGCGCAGCAAGAGAAGGCGATGGTGCAGAAGGACCTGGAAGGTTTGAAGAACCGAGTCCTCGGTGTATACGAGCCTCGCGGGGACGATCCTGTGACCTACTTCCTCGACCGCGTGCGCGACGCCTCGACTCTCCGCTTCGTCGGTGGGTTCGTGATGGCGGCTATCAACGACTTGGCAACCGCTGCGTTCGCGGCTCCTGGCTCGGCCCTGAAGGCATTGACCGGCACTGGCACCCGTCAGTTCGCTGCGATCCTCAAGGACGTCGCCAAGGGCTCAGAGGGCGCAAAGGAACTCGCTATGCTCATGGGCTCCTTCGAGCATGGGCTGGTGGGCAACATGTCCGAGCGTCATCTAGGTCGCGGTGCTGGTCGAGAGTACGTCGGGTTCGGTACTGGATTCACGCGGAAGGCAACGACCGCGCTCGAAGTCGGCATGCAGCAAGGCATCACTGCGGTCTCCAAGCTCACGGGACTCTCTTCGTGGTCGGACAATATCCGGCGCACGGCGGGCGTCTTCCAGATGGCGAAGATTCGGCAGTGGGTGGGCCAGGGTTTCGATGCGCTCTCGAAGGGCCAGCAGGCGCAACTCACCGCGCTGGGCATCGGACGCACTGAGGCCAACGGGCTCGCCAAGCTGTTCGCTGAGCACGGCGAGACGGCAGGCAACGGCTTGTTCTACCCGAACATGGGTAAGTGGGGCACCGGCAGGGACGCGCTGAATCTGCGCACCACGCTGGAAACTGCGCTCATCAAGACGCAGCGTCGCGCCTCCCTGACTGGCGGCTACGCTCACACTCCGCTCATGATGGACGGCGCGGTGGGTAAGCTGTTCCTCCAGTTCCAGACGATGGCGTTCGCCTTCGCAAATCACTTCGTTCGCGCGGGTGTTCAGTACGGCGCAGTAACTGGGGACCACACACGGTTCGCTATGGCTGTGGGCTGGGCGCTCGCTACGGGCGTAGCAATCAACGCCCTGAAGTCGTACCTCAAGGGTGAGGACCCTATCGACCAGTTCGAGAATCGTCCCACCGAGTTCGCGTACAACATCCTGCAACGCTCGGGACTCCAAGGAGCCTACGGTGCGTACATGGACTCTGGCGTGAAACTTCTCGACCCTCAACTGAAGCAGCAGTTCGGCTTCACGCTTGGTGGTCAGGGCTCGAAGTTCGCAGCGAATGCGTGGTACGAGAACTTGCTGGGAGCATGGAGCGGCACCCTGAACACGGGTGGTTCTCTGGTGTCCTCGGCGGTTCAAGGCGATACCGATAAGGTCGCGTCGAAGGCCAAGCAACTCATCCCCCTCAACCAATACTTCGGACTCTCACGATTGCTATTCCCTGAGTAATGCCGTTTCCGCAGACCTACCAGACGGACGGAGTTCAGACCGTCTGGTCGTTCGACTTTCCTTACCTGGATAGGTCGCACATTTTCGTCACGGTGAACGAGGCTGCACGCGCGTTCACTTTCGTTGACGACCATACACTCAAGATCGTAGACCTCTTCGGGAACCCTCTCGCAGAAGGTCTGCCTCTCAAGATTCAACGGGCCACGCCCGACATCGTTGAGTTCGCCGCGTTCAAGGACGCGGCGAACCTGACGGCAGACGACCTGAACCGTGCGCGGCTCCAGGTGTTGTTCCTGATTCAAGAGCGCTCGGGCGGCATCGCGGGCTCAGTGGGCACAGTGATCCAACTGCTGTCCAACGAGATCGAGACCATCTCGGGTGCGCTCGACTCCCTGGCCGAAACCCAAGGCATCCTGCAAGCTGGCCTCCAGACTCTCGATGGTCTCTCTGCAAAAGTGACCGCCGTGGAGAACGGGGCGAAGGCCCTGCAAGACCAGATCAACCAGGAGATCACAGACCGCGACGCTGCGAACTCCCAGCTTACCCAGCGACTCGATGCGCTGACGGTCGAGCAAGACAACATGTCCGCATCGTTTCACTCGGACATCAACCTGCTCCAGTCGGGTCAGGCAGTTCTCGCAAGCAAGACCGACTCGCTCGAAGCCAAGATCGACAACCTCGACCTGGGCAACAGCGACGAGGAAGACCTGTCCGCGTCGATCATCCAGGCGGCCATCGCCTCGGTGAAGAAGGACTCGGCGCTCGCACAGCAGATCACGACGCTCGAAGCCGACGTCAACAACAACGTCAAGGCGCTGATCCAGACGGAGCAGACCGTACGCGCGGCTGCGGACGGGGCACTGGCCGAACAGATCACTACGCTCCAGACCCAGATCGATGACAACTTGGCGCAAGTCGTTCAAGACATGCAGACCAAGATCGACACCACGAACGGGAAGGTGACCGGACTCTCGGCGCAGTATTCCCTGAAGGCAGTGGTGCAACGTGCAGACGGCAAGCCAGTCATGGCAGGCATCGGACTCGCGGCGACGGCTAACGATGACTATGTCGGGTCCGAGATCATCATGCAGGCTGACAAGCTGCTGTTCGTCGCACCGGGCTCCACCAACGATACCCCGAAGGGAATCCTGGAGGCGGGTCTGGTGGATGGCTCACCGACCGTGGTCATCCCATCGAACATGATGGGCGACCGGAAGTACCCAGGTCGGCTGCTGGTGGACGGGTCGGTTGAGGCACGGTCGATCAAAGCGAACACGATCACCGGCGACAAGCTGGTCGCGGGGACCATCACGACCGACTTGCTCTCGGTGGGCCTCGGAGTGAACCTCCTGAAGAACTCGGAGTTCGTCAACCTCGACGGATGGTTTTACGCGGACAACGTGGGCGGCTCGGGGCAGTCATATGCCTTAGACCTGCCGGGGTGGTTCCCTGTGGGCGCACACGCTGCGTACATCCTCTCGAACGGTACGTGGTCCTCGACGTCCCCCGACGTGTACGTCGCGGAGTTCTACTCGGACACATGCGCCGTCGTGGCCTCCAGCTACTACGAATACTCCGCCTATGTCGGAATTCACCGCTGCATCGGTGACGTGGGTATTCAGTGGCTAGACTCCGCAGGTGCCGTCATCTCCAATAGCGGTTTCGGAACGCCCAGCGCTACTCGCTCGACCGTGGGTCAGATGGCAGGCGGCCAAGCGCTCTCGGGTTACCTGCGCCTCGGTGCGATTGCACAGGCCCCGGTTAATGCGGCAGGTGCGCGTCTCATCGTCCGCAAGGGGATGAACAACACCGACGTCAGCTCCTACATGTTCCTCACGCACCCCATGGTGGCTGAGACAACTGCGTCGGCTACACGTCTACGTCCGTACAACCCAGCGGGTCTCGGGACACTCATTACACCCTCGGGCATCTCGACGCCGTCCCTGTCCGCGCTGTCCGCGAACATCGGTCTGCTGCGTACTGCCACAACGGGTGCGCGGCTGGAGATCGAATCGAACCAGCTTCGGGTCTATGACAGCAACAACGTGCTCCGCGTGCGTATGGGTATCTTCTGATGGCGATTGGTCTCGAAGTCTACGACGGGGCCGGTCGCCTCATCCTAGACGCCACGTCGCGCCCAGGCCGCATCAAGGGGTTCGCGCAAGTCAACGGCAATGCCGGAAGCGTCAGCGCGGACCTCTCGGACGGCACACCCTTTTACTCGTTCCAGCCTGACTTCATGTTCAAGCACATCTCCAACGTGACCCCTCCGCCTATCTTCACGATCAACAGCGGCGGTGTCTCGTGGGTGTATAGCGCGGGCACGGGTAGCTTCACGAACCCGATTACAGGCTGGGTCATCTATGGAGTCTTTTGATTGGGCGCAGGCTTTCAAGCGTGGACCGACTCGGGCCTCATACAGATCGATGGGCTAACCCCGAACTACCACCTGAGTCAGCAGTATCAGACGGTGACCACACAGGCTAGTCTGCCCACCGTGACCAACAACGTCGGGAACCAGTTCTCCGCCACGTACTACCAGGCCACCTTCAACTTCACCGGAACCAGTCCGCTATTCGCCTTCTGGGCAGACGGTGGGCAATGGGTCACGCCGTGGAAGTTCCAGAAGACCGGGGACCTCACATGGCAAGTCCAGTTCATCTCGGCCTACGCGTGCAACATCCGGTTGTTCATCTTCGACCTGGTGCCCGTGCAGGCCACGACTGCGGGTCTTCAGGTGTTCAACGACGTCGGTGTACTAATCGCTGACGCCGCCTTCCCGATGGCTCGGGTTATCGACGTGGTCGATGGGCAGTACCTGGCAGGCGCGGGCTACGACGCAACGGGCACTTCGATGCCTGGACCAGGAACGCTATCCCGTGACTACGGGAAACCTGTGGCCGTCGCATGCGCGTTCCCGGCGCACTACCTGTTCAACACGGGTGATGGCGGAGGCGGTGAGACGACGATGTCTGGCTGGAGTTTCAGCGGCAATCAGATCACCTGGGAATTTCACACCTTCAACGGCACGCGGGGCGACCACTACGTGGGCTACCGCGAGGCGACCTATTACCGCTTTATGGTTCTCGACATGATCGGAATTCTCTAAACAATGGCATGGTATTCAGCCGGTACAGTCTCGGTGACCAATGGAAGCACATCGGTCATAGGGACTGGCACCAGTTTCATCCAGAACGTAAAGTCTGGTGACATTTTCATCGCCCTGACAGACGGTGGAATCTACGAGGTCGATGAGGTCGTATCCGCGACTGCATTGACCCTGAAGCGACCCTACGGCGGCGCTACGACGTTCCAGGTTGCCTACGAGGTCGTGCCTACCTCGTCGTATCTGAAGACCTTGGCGACCCAGGTGACGGACTTGATCGCCCTCTACACCGCGATTCCAGATGATGTCTCTGCGTCTCAGGACGCAGCAGCAGCATCGGCGGCTGCGGCAGCGGACTCAGCAACGTCGGCGGGGCAGGCTGCACAATCGGCCTCCGCGTTCAAGGACGCAGCCGCCGCTTCTGCAACTGCCGCAGGGGCGTCGGCCTCGAACGCGTCTGCCTCGGCGGCGACCGCTGGTCAACGTCTGACCGACGCGCAGACAGCAGCAGCGAACGCTGCGACTGCTCGGGATGCTGCACAGGCGGCACAGACCGCTGCACAGACCGCACGCGACTCGTCGCAAACCTACGCGGCCAACGCTCAGAACTGGGCCTCCCAATCGAGCGGGACCGTGGATGGTACGAACTACTCTGCGAAGTTCTACGCGGCTCAGGCTGCGGCGAGCGCTGCGAGTATCACCTTGCCTCTCCCAGTCGCCAGCGGCGGGACGGGTTCAACGACGGCTGCGGCAGCGCTGTCGGCTCTGGGCGGTGCGCCGAAAGCGTCCCCGACTTTCACGGGAACGGTCACACTTCCACAGTTCACGCTCATCAGTTCCGCTGCTGGCAATGCACGTCAGTTCTCGTGGCAAACGGCGGGTCTCAATCGTTGGATTATGAGCACCAACGCAACCGCCGAAACCGGCGCGAATGCTGGTTCGGATTGGTCGCTTGATCGGTACACCGATGCAGGCGCGTACGCCGACACTCCGCTGTCGATTAAGCGCTCATCCGGCCAGGCAACTTTTAGTCAGCGTCCGCTCTTTGGCGCAAACCTAGCGTGGGACTCGGGCAACCTGAACCCCGCTATCTACGCTCAATTGTCAACTGCTGCGTTCACTGGTGCAGTCTCCATCAAGGGCACTCCGTGGGCCGCATCTGCCCTCTCAACGCGCAACGACGCAACGACGGTCTGGGGGGTCAGCGGCTACGCTTCTTACCAATCATCGGGCGGTGCCTTCATCGGTCGCGTGGATTCCCCGTCAACTTCGTTGGCTTCGTGGTTCTTCGGAACCGCTGGGGTAGGGTCTATTACGACTAACGGCAGCAGCACGACATACGGCACTACGTCTGACTATCGGCTCAAGCAGGACGTCGTGACGCTGAGCGGTGATGACGCCGTGGCTTTGATTCGTCAGGGCCGCCCCGTGCGCTATACGTTCGTCTCCGATGACACGAACGCGCCGCATATCGGCTTCATCGCCCACGAGTACCAGGCTGTCCAGCCCGAGGCCGTAACGGGCGTCAAAGACGGGACGGCGATGTCGGCCATCCCCTCTTACGACGCAGACGGCAATATGGTCACGGACCCAGAAGGAAACCCGGTTTATCAGATTGCCCCGCAGTATCAGAACATGGACTACGCGAAGCCAACGCCGATTCTCTGGGCCGCGCTAAAGCAGGCGCTCGAAGAGATCGACGCGCTTAAGACGCAAGTAGCCGCACTCACCCCTAACGCAACACCCTCCACTTAATTCAGGAAACATCATGGCAGACATCAAGACCAAGTTCATCTTCACGAAGAACGGCGCAGTATCAGCAGTTGTGTTCCCCGGCGAGCCCGTGAACAACACGTACGGCGAAGCGGCCGGCGAAGTCCCGTTCGAGACCGAAGTGGGCGTGGGCGACGCATGGCCGCTCGCTGACACCTCGGCTCCGAAGGGCAAGGCAAAGAAGGCCGCTGACCCGGCACCGGACGCCCCGGCTGCGTAATGACCGACCAGTTCTCCTTCCGTCAATTCCTGGCGGTACTGGTGGGCATGGGCGTCATCATCGGTCTCGGGAAGCTCTTGGCTTCTGACGAGAAGTTCACCTGGCGGCTGGCTATTGGCCGCGCCATCGTGAGTGCTGGTCTCTCCGTGGCCGCTGGCGCGATCATCGCGTTCATCCCCGGCCTATCCCAAATGGCGATCCTCGGACTCGCCGCAGCATCGGCAGTGCTCGGTGAGCAGTTCATCGAGAAGCTCATCCACCTGAAGGCAGGCGGCGGTCAGTGACCAAGGGCCGCCCTGAGCGGCTCCGAATCCTCGGGCGGTACTTCGGCATCGAGCCGATGCCCGAGGCAGACACGGAGACCGCCTACGGTCTCATGCACCCCGACACTCGCACCATCTCCATCGCTGATGGGATGGCTGGGTTCGATGAGGTGGACACCGTACTTCACGAAGTCATGCATGCAGTTCGATTCGCCCAGGGCCGCGAGTATGGCGGTGAGGTCGAAGAGGACTACGTGCGCTCCCTGGCTACGGGCCTGACCAACGTATTCCGTGACAACCCCGGCTTCGTCCGGTGGGTCGTCTCGACACTGAAGAAGGACAACACTTGAGTGACAAGAAGGACGTCCTCCAGGAGCGCTTTGAACAGTGCTTGCTGGATGGACTGAAGGGCCAGCCCTTGGTGAACAAGGACGGTCCTGTGCTGGACAAGGAGTCGGGCGAGATTCTCATGGTCGCCCCAGACTCTTCGTTCCTCTCCGTGGTCCGTGCGTATCTGAAGGACCTGTCGGACAAGCTGGGCAAACCGAAGACCCCCGAGACGGGTAAGTCGAAGGGCATGCTGGCTGCGTTCGAATCGAAGCTCCCGTTTAACTCGACCCGTCCGAATTGATCCATCGCCCCTGGTGGTGGCAGTCGGACGACCCTGTACGGGAAGACTTCCGAAACCTGCTTTACCTGGTCTGGGAGCACATGGGGCTCCCCGATCCCACACCCGCGCAGTACGACATCGCTTACTTCCTCCAGCACGGCTGGGCAGGCTATGGCGTCACTGAAGCTGGGGACTATTTTGAGTGGTACGGCAACGAAGCAACCGAGCCGGATCGCACTGGCTGTCGCCGTCTAGGCGAAGCCGACGAGAAGTTCCGCGAAGACATCATCGAGGCATTCCGAGGTATCGGGAAGTCGTATGTGACCTCCGCGTTCGCGCTGTTCCGTCTGTACCGTCGCCCGTTCGATGAGAAGATCATCGTACTGTCCGCGTCAGGTTCCAAGGCCAAAGAGTTCATCTCGATGACCAAGACGCTCCTGCTGACCATGGACCTGTTCGAGCACCTTCGACCACGGGACGACCAGCGGGACACAGCGTACGCATTCGACGTCGATGGGGCGTCCATCTCCCAGTCGCCGTCCGTGAAGGCTGCGGGTATCACTGGGCAGATCACGGGCTCCCGCGCGACGCTCATCATCGCAGACGACATCGAGGTCGTGGACAACTCCCGCACCGAGGAAGCTCGGGAGCGGCTGCTGCACAAGACCAACGAGTTCGCCGCGATCAAGGTGACGGGCGGTGCCGACGTGATCTACCTCGGGACGCCTCAGACCGAAGAGTCGATCTACACGAAGCTCATCAAGCTCATGGGTGCCGCCGGCTGGATTCTCCCTGCCCGGTATCCCACGGCTGACAAGCGGGACGCGTACGTCTTCGAGCGCGAAGGCGGCTCACAGATCGATTGCCTGGCTCCGCGAGCACGGCGAGTCGATAAGGACCCGAGCATCGCATGGACGCCCACGGACCCCGAGCGGTTCAACGAGACCGAGTTGCAGAACCGGGAGGCCAAGGGACGTTCCTACTTCGCCCTCCAGTTCCAGCTTGACACTTCGCTGTCCGACGCCGAGCGCTACCCGCTGAAGCAGCACGACCTCATCGTGATGTCCTGCAACACGTTCAAGGCTCCCCAGATTCTCCAGTGGGGCCACGACACGGGCGGGAAGAACAAGCGTGTGGACCTGATGAACTACGGGTTCTCGGGCGACCACTGGCTGGCTCCGCTGTTCGTTGACAGCGAGTGGCGTGAGTACGAGCAGTCCATCCTCTTCGTTGACCCCTCGGGGCGCGGGAAGGACGAGACGGCCTGGGCGGTCGTGAAGACGCTCAACGGTATGCTGTACGCCGTGGAGTCCGGTGGCTACGCTGGTGACCCTGGCGAGGCTATGCTTCAGATCGCAATGGCCGCCAAGAAGCACAAGGTCCACGAGATCGCAGTCGAGCCGAACTACGCTGGAGCAATCTGGATCAATGCCTTCGAGCCGGTACTGTCGAAGGTATGGCCCGCAGAGAAGCCTGGCGACACCTCGGGCTGCACGGTGCGCGAAGCTGAGTGGAGCAGGACCCAGAAGGAAGTGCGGATCATCGAGACGCTGGAGCCGGTCATGACGACCCACCGGCTGGTCGTGGATGAGTCCGTGGCCTCCGATGGCACCCTGATGTACCAGCTAACGCACATCACCCGAGAGCGGAACTGCCTGTCCCATGACGACCGCCTGGATGCACTGGCGGGCGCTGTGGCCGAGTTGGCCGCTACGCTGCGCATGGACGTCAACCAGGCCGCACGGGAGATGAAGGAAGCCGAAGAGGACGCAGTGCTCGAAGAGTTCATCGAGGGATGCTTACGCTCGGCTGCTGGGGACTACGAGGCGCGAACGCTGCATGGCGAACGCGTGTGGCAGGACGAGTCCCACTACCACCTGTGAGGCTTAGGGAGTCACGGAGGTCTCACGGGACTTCCTGGACTCCCGCTTCCAATCCATCTGCGCCCATGTACACACCACCACTATCAACGCAATGATCCCAACCACGTAGCGCCACGCCACGCTGTCGAAAGCCCCATTGCCTCCGAGGGGTACAACGGCCAGGATGATCGCGCCTATAATCAACGTCACTGCGTACTTCATGCTCGCTACTTCCAGGTAAGGGTTTGAACCGCACAGAACGGCCTAGGACGGGATGTTACCTCAAGAGGTACGGGTAGGATGTCCGAGATGTCGGGAGCCCGTCCTGGGACCTCCTGGGAAGCGGGGGATGGCTTGTGGTTGCCTGGGAGTCCCTGGGATACCTCGGGCTCATTTTTCTCCCAAAAATGCGTGGTAAGGTGTTCGCCGCCGCGCGAGCCGATTTTCCCCCATAGGGGCCGCCAGGGTCCTTGGGCGGATCGAGGGATTCTGCTGCTGGCTGGGAGCGGCACAGGCCACACCAAAGCCCACACCACGCACCACGGTGAGCGGCTAAGTGACTGATTCTATTGGGGTTGCGGGGTATGGCAATCGGATTAGATAGACCCTGACCGGGCTCACGGGGTGTCCACGGGTAGCACGGGACGCCTGAAGGGTCACGGGGCATCGAGCCATTGCGGCTGACTGTGGGCGAGCGCATGCACTTGCACGCTACTGTTTTTTTTTGTTCTCCGGGCTTAGGGACGCTCCGGGCTTCGCCCTCCGCTCACCACACGGGATGCACACGCAAGCACACGCATTCCCTAGACGCTGGGTGAGTAACTCAGCACATGGTAAGAGTGACGCCGGGTGATCTATAGGACACACAGAGGGGCTCACTGTACCCATGGTGACAGGCACGGGTAGCACGGGCATACACCATGCACACAGTCCGTTCTAAGCCCTCGCTGATACCTGCTCCTGAGTTAGTTCTATGGTGGTGTGCCTGAGACGCCTATAGACGCTCTAAGCGCCCTTGTTCCGCTCAGGCATGCGTATGTATCGCCCAGCGTCGCCGCACGGCTCAGCGACTCCACACGGCCGCCTGATGTCCCATGCGATACCAGGGCGATACACACGCACACCTGAGCGGGATACTGACCGCACGGGAGGCACGGAGACGCCCTAAAGACCCTACAGCTTGATCGGGTATTCAAGAAAGTTCTTGTCAGCAACTCACTTCATTTCTATGATTCGTTTCAAGCACTGCGGTGCGACGCGAAACAGCAACTAACACGGGGTGTAAGATGACGGTGAGCCTGGCAAGACAGCGGGAACGATTGGAGATCACAAAGATGCGAGCAGACATTCGCAGGTCGCGTATGGAAGCGGGGAAGCTCTACGTAGAGGGCGCGAAGCTCATCGCGGAGACGGCAAAACTCAACCGTGAGCGAGCATGGCTCCCCTTCGTCGCTGGTGGCGCATTCGTCGCGGCAATCGCGGGCGCATTGGTCGCCTTGGTCAAACTGATTGGCTAACGTGGATCATGGGCGGCATAGTGCCGTCCTGAAGTGAAGCGAGTGACTTTATCGGAGTGTGTTATGCGAAATGTTGATTGGGTAGCGGTTGCGTTTGCCGTGGTAATCCTGGGCTCTTTTGGCCTGTGGCTGGTCGCATTGTTTGCGCTGCTGACGGGATGGGGGTTCTGATGTTTCTGGTGCGGATTGAAGCGGGTAACGGAGTTCGTGCGGTGCGCGTGGTGGCACGGGATGCCCAGGACGCACAGTGCAAGGCAATCGGTTTTTTCGAGTTTAACGGCGTGGTGCATGGGGCAATCCTGAGCATCAAGCGTATCTAAGGGGCATCACATGACGCATAAAGACATCTATCGTTTTCACACGGTTCCGGCGACGCACGAAGCGTGGACGCTGGAGGAAGTAGCAAATGAAATCCCAGCGTTCGATGAGTGGGAGTTCCAGCGCGAGATGGACGAATCGAATGCTGGCTGGAAGTGAAGCGAGTAACTGACAAGGGGTGACACCATGAAAGACGTTAAAGACATGACGCGCGGCGAGATCGAACGCGCATTGGAGCAGGCAGGGAAGCGCGTCAGCAAAGCGTGTGACGCATTCATCAAAGCGGGTCGCGGTCAGGAGCGCGTGCAAGACATCTTGAAACAGTCGGACGGGCTCAGTGTGAAGTACCGCGAGGCAAGCGACCGATACCGCGAGGTCAACGCGGAATGTGAGCGGCGCATGACTTACCACGGCTCACATCAACGCGTCAAAGCGTGACAGGTCGAAACGGGCGCAAGCCCGTCTAGCGGTAGAGCCGCTACTGATGAGACCAACCTGGAGAAACACCATGACCCGCATATATGTCGCTTGCCTCGCTTCCTACAATTCCGGCCGCCTGCACGGCGTGTGGATCGATACCGCAGGATTGGACGCGGACGACATCCAAGAAACGGTAAATGAGATGCTGGAAGCGTCGCCTGTGGCTGATGCGGAAGAGTGGGCGATTCACGATCACGAGGGGTTCGGCGGCCTCCTGGGTGCACACGATTCGTTTGAGCGCGTGGCGGAACTGAGCGACGCACTGAACGAACACGGTGAGGCGTTCCTTGCGTACCTGGAGGTCTTCGGGCAGGACGCTGACGTCTCAAAGTTCAGCGATGCATACCGTGGCGAGTGGGACAGTGAGAAGGCATTCGCTGAAGACTGGGCAGTAGAGACGGGCTTGATTGATGAGCAACACCCGATGTTTTCCTATGTGGACTGGGAGCATTACTGGAATGCGGACCTGAAGCACAGTTTCAGCGAGCACAACGGGCATTTTTTCTACTGCGATTGAAGTGACTCACTGATAGCGATAGGTCGAAACCCCGCAAGGGGTCTCACGGTGAGTCCGTGACTGATGAGACCAACCTGGAGAAACACCATGACCGAGACGCGCGAGCAACTGACGCCCGCTGAACTTGACCGCTTCCACCGCGCATACATCGAATGCGCCCTGTGGTCTTCCGTGAATCACGACGACGCACTAGGCGAGAGCCTGGAAGGCTATGAACTCGCCACCGTGACCCATAACGACATGCTCAATACGTGCCGCTTGTGGACCGATGCGAACATCGAGCTATTGGACGCAGCATGCGAGCGCGACGGCTACACCATCGAACGCGCAGGCCATGACTTCTGGCTCACGCGGAATCACCACGGCGCAGGGTTCTGGGATCGTGGCCTAGGCGACATCGGCGCACGCCTGACGGACGCGGCGCACCTGGAGGGATCGGTTGACCTCTACGTTGGCGATGATGGTGAGGTCTATCAACAATGACAATCCAAATCATGAAAGAGGGTGCATGCGTGGCACGCTCGCGTAACCTGCGCGGCATCCTCGACTATGCGCGGCGCTCGCCTGTCGCCCATATCGAAACCAGCATGGGGTATGACGGTTCGCCTGTGCGTGGCTTGGTGTTGGTCAAGTATGCGGACGGGGCGCATTGCCTCACTGACTTCGCCTCGTATCACATCATGATTGATTGGTTGCGCGGGCGTCGCTCATGGCGCGGCGCTACGTGGACGCATCGCGGGGAGGATATGGGCTACCTCACGCAGCCTGGGATCATCGCTGGGACGAAGTGAAGCGGGATGCTGTAAGCAACACCTTTGCGGCAAATTTTACTCACTCAGCATAGGATAGCGCCCCATGAGAAGAGTCCTAATCCGCTTTCAAGGCTACGCATTGTCCCAGGAGGTCGCGCGACTGTTCAGCGACCGTAACGCAACCATCACGCGGGACCGGTCGAGCAACTGGTTCCGCCTGGAGATCGATAAGAACGCAGACACCCTGGGGGCAATCCGCGCAACCCTCCAGGATCGGTGGCCCCGCCATCGCTTCATTGTGTCGTGTGTTCGGGTGAAGTGAGAGATTATCAATGACAGGCCGAAACGGGCGAGAGCCCGTCTCACGGTGAGGCCGTGACTGATGAGGCCAGGAAAGCAGGCGATTTGAGCGGCTCAGGCCGTCTAGGGTCGCTGAGCTATTCGTCAGACGTTGCGAGCGGCTCCCAGGCGTGCTGTCTAGCGTCCTGGGCCTATTCTCTCCCCTTACGCGCGTGCGCGAAGCCCCGAAAAACAATTAAAGATGTGCCGAATTTACAGGATTGAAAGTGCGTCGTAAGCGTAAAGTTTGCACCCGTCGAGACGTCTGTAAGGGTGGATAGGGGTAGCAGCCACTCCTGAACAGCCTGAGTCAGACCGATCGAGTAACTCCGCATAGGGTAGAGGCTAAGGATTATCTTTAAGACTCTATAAGACTCTAAGAGAGGGCCGCAGAGCCCTGGAGTAGCAATGTAGATCGTGATGAAGCTAGACGCTGTAATAGATGTGGAGTAAAGTGAGTGGCCCTAATTCGTCTTACATAAACACCACTTCAAGGGAAAACATCAAATGACCGTCAAAACTGATTCGTCTACAGCCGTTCTACGTGCTCGCTTTGGCGCTTGGCTGAAGGAAGCACGCGAGGAAACGGGGTTGACCCAACTGGAGATGGCCGTACACCTGGACTACGGCTACCCCATGATGGTTTCGCAAGTCGAGCGTGGCGTTACCGTTATGCCCGAGCACGACATGCGCGTGTGGGCGACTGTGCTGCGTTTAGACGTGGTCGAGTTCGCAAAGCAATACCTGTATTACTGCAAGCCGTTTGTTTATGAATGCCTGTATGGCAAGGACCCATATGCTGCCGAAAAGCTGCCCCGCTCAGCAAAAACAATCAGTCCTGCCCCAAAACGCGTACCTAAGCGCACTGCAAAGTGACGCACGCGCCTTGTGGGGAGCCCGAGTAGAGAACCTGGAGACCGAGTATCCCGAGACGCCCTGGTTTGCCATTGACGTCGAAGACGGGCACGTAGTGCTCGAAGCTGTAGAAGGATTCATTCAAGTAAAGCGCGACTTCACGCTCATCGCTCGCACTCGCATGGGTGCCGGGTGTGTCGAGAAGCTGTGGCCGCTGGTTCGTTCCTATGTGGAGGCCCAACTTGAGTCTGTTTAAGCGACCGCCACGCGAGGCGTGGTATTACGAGTTCACCATCAACAAAACGACGTACCGGAAAAGCACCGGGACCTCGAACAAGCGTGAGGCCCTCCAGATCGAGGCCAAAGCCCACGCAGCAGCGCTGGAAGACCAGCGAGAGCAGCGCGACGGCGTAAAGCGCATGACGCTGTACGAAGTTTCCAAGAAGTGGCTGGAAGTCTCGGAGATGACTCACCGGGATCACCAGTCCAACCTGAGCCGCGCACGGAAGCTGTTCGGCGCAGAGTGTCAGCGACGCGGGGCCGAATGGGTGCTGGTGGAGGGGGCGCGGTTTGGGCTCCCCAAGACGCTCATGGTCCACGACATCACGCAGAGCATGCTGCACGACCTCAAGGCCGCCCGCGTGGCCGAAGGGAACACGACTGCCACGATCAATCGCGAACTCGGGCTCATCCACACGTTGATGGGCTACGCGAAGTCGCTCGACATCGTCATGCCGTCCAAAGAGATCGTATGGTCGGACAGGCGCAACCGCGCCGCGTCGCTGGTGGGCGCAGAGCGCAAGGGCAAACTCAGGTGGCTCACCGTCGAGGAAGAGACGCGCCTGATTGCAGCGCTGGCCGAACGCATCGTAGAGGGCGACAAGGCCGCGCAGGATAACCACGACCTCGTAGTAATGCTCCTGGACACCGGGGCGCGTTACAGCGAGATCGCAGAACTCCCCTGGCGTCAGGTGGACCTCGAAAATGGGACGCTGCACCTGTTCCGCTCGAAGACGCAGAACGAATCTGTGTTCCGGCTCACCAGGCGAGTCCAGGAGATTCTCAGGCGTCGCAAGGAAACCACCTGGCCGAAGTCCTACGTGTTTCCGGCCCAGATAGCGATAAGCCTGGGTAAAACAGCCTCGTCCGAAGGCGGTCGCCCGCGTTACCCGCTGACGGACTACGCTGAAGGGGATCGCCCGCGTGGACACTCCACGGACAGCATTCAGGGAGTCATCGACAAGCTCGGGCTGAACGACGACCCGACGCTGGACAGGGTGACCCCGCACACGTTCCGAGACACCTACGCGTCGCGGCTGGTCCAGGCGGGCGTGAGTCTGCTGAAGGTCCAGAAGCTGCTCGGGCACTCCACGCCCATGATGACCCAGAAGTATGCGCACCTGTCGCCGGATGCCACTGGGCAGGAAGCTGCGGACGTTCTGGATCGGATGCGCGAGTAACTCCGCACAGGGTGACGACCCTATCGGCCCGCTTCGGCGGGCTTAGTCACAACTGGAGGTGAAAATGGATGTGCAGCAAGCCGAGGCGTACAAGCAGAAGCCTCGCCCCGTCCTGATAACGGTGAACGCCGAAGCGGTCGAGCGTGCGTGCAAGGCTCACTGGCCGTCGTGGGAAAGGATGCGCCCTGACCATCAACGTAAGTGGCGGGCAAAGATGGAGACCGCGCTGCTCGCGATGTTGTTTGCCGAGTAGGGCCGTCTACTGATCGGGATGCCCTGGGTAGTACAGGGCCAGCGCATAGAGGCCGGTGAACTCGTACTGACAGGATTCGCAAGTGAACTCCTGGTGGACGGTAGCCGCGCCGATAGCGCAGGCACCCGCAGTAACGTTGGGTGAGTTGCAGGCGGGACAGGTGGTCAGGTAGGTCGCTTTGACTAACGCGGTCCAGTCATCGGGGTCGATCACGGCGGCCTCCCAGGCAACTCATCGAGTAACTCAGCACAGGGTGACGACCCTATCGCGGCATGGTAGTCCGGAGGCTCTGAGCACGGCAAGACAAAGCCGGTTTCGCGCCTCACTACCCCGCGACATGGGTCCTTCCCCAAAGGCTTCCCATAAAGTGATTCGCTTTAAAGTGAGTTTCTTTATGAAAAGTCTGTAAAGCCTGTAGAATAAGGCTATTGCGGTGCCTAGGGTGGTGTGGTTGACCCGTAACGGGATTCGGCTATCACAACCGTAGGTGTCGCTTCGGTAACGTCCTAAGTTGTTGATTTTATTGGAGAGACACGATGGTCGCATCTGAAAGCGAATCGGATCAAAGCACTACATCCCACACCAAAACACTTCCCATGAAGCCGGTGCCTGTAGGTGCGACCGACACAACGGCCCAGCGTCACTGGGAGCACTGGCAGGTTCAGCGCGGCATCGAGCGCTACCGCAAAACTCTGGTCCGCGAGACCAAAACAGGGGGCGTCGTTCAGCGTGGTCTGGACGAGGTTCAGCACGGCCAGCGGATCGCGTCCGAACTCATCGGGCCGATGGTCGCCGCCGTGAAAGCAGCGCAGCAGGCATTCGCTGACCGCTTGAACGACGCCCAGGGACGCGAGATGTCCCGCCTGCCGGATAGCACGACCATCCTGACAATGCTCCCCGCTGACACCATCGCCGCCTGTGCCGTCCTGACAGCGCTGGCGAACCCGGTGGACGCGGGGTGGACCTCGGTGCGCATCCTTTGCGCCGCCCGCATCCGGCACGAACTGGAGTACCAGGCGTGGCAACAGGCAGAGAAGGCCGCCGAGAAGCTACGCAAGCAGACCGGCGAGGACGGGGTGAACCTGTTCAAGCTGATGCTGCACCGGAACAACGGCGAGGTGGACAAGCGCGTCTTCGACAAGTGGTCGAAGAAGTCGCAGACCCTCCAGAAGCTCGACTGGGACCAGCGCACCAAGGTCCACGTTGGCGGTGAGGTCATGTCCATGCTCATCGAGTCCAATGGCTGGTTCGAGATCACCGAGGAACGCGAAGAGGGCCAGAAGTTCGCCCGTCAGTACTTCGGTATGACCGAGACCGCCCGAGCGCTCACCATGAGCCTCCAGAATTCCTGCGAGTTGCATCGCCCCTTCCTGGCTCCCATGATTTGCGAGCCGCAGGACTACGTCTTCATTTCCCCTGAAGTGAAGTGAGTTGCTTTATCATCTACATCTGACTGGAACTGACACCGTGCAAACCCAAGACACCAAGCCCGCGAAATTGATCGTGGGCAACATCATCATCGACTTCGCCTGTCCGGTGCCCCTGCGCATCGGTGACGACGAATCCACCCGCAGGATCGCCCTCGCCATCGAGAAGGCGCTGAACGAAACCTTCGAAGGAGCGGCAGCATGAAGATCGCTGCATTCATCGTGCAGCGCACGAGCAAGCTGGACCCGCGCGACGTCACCGAAGCGGTATACGGCCTGCCCCCGCGCATCGAGCGCGAATACCGTACGCACAGCAACGACCGGTTCGTCACGAGCCACCGTCAGCAGGCCGACGAGGTGGTAGATGAGTTGACGGACCTGTTCGGTCATGTGAACACGTACGAAGTCGTGGAACTGGAAATCGAGGTGCAAGCATGATCGAAACCCACGACATCAACGACGTGGCCCCGAAGGGCTCCACGCACATCTTCGACGCCAAGGTGAGTCTTCCGGGCTGTTCCCAGCTTGTCGTCAAGGAGTCTTATAGCGACGGCATGCCCGTCACGATGCACTTCACCGCCGAGGGTTACGTATTCGGTCCCGACGACCTCCGCTTCCTCGCCAAGCTGTTCAAGCGCATGGCGAAGAACATCGAAGGCCGGGGAGACTGACATGCCGCGCATCTCACCCCTGCAAGCAGCCCTGACCCGCATCGCGGAACTGGAGAAAGCCCTGGAGTCCGAGAAGAACCAGGCCAAGTGGGCGCGTGATGGTCGCGAGTCAGCACAGAAGGAACTCAGCGATGCGCACGCGATCATCGACGTCCTGCCGGGCGTCCTGCCGCAAGAGAAGAAGGACTACGGTACGAACCCGCTGGCCGTGCGCATCGCAAGCTGGCTCGCTTCGAAGCAGTAAGAAACACCCGCCCCTCGGGGCACCCTGAGACGCTGACCGGATACTGAAACCGACATGACGAAACTGACTGGTGGTTACCTGACCTTGAAGACCGACGCCGTGAAGTCCACGGAGTTCGCCAACGCCCACACCGCCTCACTCGAAGCTCCTGTGAAGGGAGCGCACCTGGAAGCCCTCAACCACATCCAGAAGACCCGCTGGGCGATCAACACGGACGTCCTGTCCGTCGCTGAACGCTGCAAGGCGCTGGGCCTGGCGGTTGCGGGCTTCCCGAGCGCGGAGGAAATTCCGCTGCCCGAGTTTGATGGCGACATCGAGTCCGACGATGGCAAGGCGCACAAGCGTGAACTCCACAAGATTCACACGGCGAACGCACGGAACGCGGGGATGCGCCTGAAGCTCTGGTCGCTGCTGGAGATGGCCCGCGACCTCGTGGACTTCCCGGCGCTCTGGTTCCCGCACTATGCGGACTTCCGTGGCCGCTTCTACCCGCGTCCCCAAGACCTGCACACGCAAGGCGACAGTCTGGTCAAGGGCATGCTCCGCTTCGCAGAGCCGGTATCGCTGACCGACCGTGGCTGGTACTGGCTACGAGTCAACACTGCGAACTACTTCGGTGAAGACAAGCTGCCGCTCGCAGAGCGTGCGCAGTGGACCATGGACCACCTGGAAGGCATCCTGGCCGTCGCCACGAACCCGATTGACGACCACAAGGCGTTCGAGTTCTGGTCGCAGGCTGACAGCCCGTGGGAGTTCCTCGCGGTTTGCTTCGAAGTGAAGCGAGTTGCCGACTTCATGATGGTCAACGGGACGGTCGCGGGCTTCCCCTCGACCGCTGTGTGTCGCTACGACGCTACGTGTTCGGGCATCCAGCATCTGTCCGCTCTCATGAAGGATGAGCGTGCGGCCTTGGAGGTCAACGTGCTGTCCACTGGCAAGCGTGCCGACATCTACAAGCGCGTGGCTGAGTTGGTGAAGGTCGCAGTCCAGCGCGACGTGACCGATAGCCGACTGGCTGAAGCGGCTGCGCTGTGGATCGGCAAGGTGGAGCGCAAGACGGTGAAGCGTGCCGTGATGACGACCCCGTATGGCGTGAGCGAGCGCGGCATCCTGACCCAGTTGGTCCAGGACGGCTTCGCAGACCACATCGACAACGGCAAGGAGCGCTACGCGGCGGCTGAGTACCTCACGGGAAAGATCGTGGATTCACTGGACGAGTCCATCGAGGCCCCGCGCCGCGCGATGGGCTACTTCCGTGAGGTCGCGGCCTTCCTCGAAGAGAAGGGTCTGCCGCTGGTCTGGGATACGCCAAGCGGGTTCACCGCGAAGCAGGCGTACTTCCGCACCAACGCCACGCGGACCCGCACGCTTCACGGTGACGTCACGTTGCGCTGCGAGGTCCCCGAGGCTGGCTTCCAGCCCGGTAAGCAAGTCCTCGGCGCGGCTCCGAACGTCGTCCACTCGTTCGACGCGGCCCACCTGGCTCTCGTCTGTGTCGGTTTGAAGGAAGCTGGTGTACGTGACCTCGCGTTCGTCCATGACAGCTTCGGGTGTCACGCAGAGAACAGCGACCTCCTGCTGGAAATCACGAAAGAGAAGTTCATCGAGATTTACAGCGGCGACGCGCTCGCCGTGTGGCGCGAATCAGTCGTCAAGCACTCGGGGTGCCCCGATGTACCCGCAGTACCCGCACTCGGCTCACTGGATGTCGAGTGTGTCCGTTCATCCGAATTTTTCTTTTCCTGAAGTGAAGCGAGTTGCTTTATTTCATTTTATTGGTCAACCCGAGATAACCATGAACAAGCTGAATTACGCAAACGCCGCTGCCCTGATCGCTGACTACCAAGCTGGCGCAAAGTTCGAAGTGAATTACAGCGGGCGAGTTCGTCCCGTGACGGACATCGTGCCGGGGTCGTACATCCAGGACACAGCCCGCGTCTACATGGAGCAGGGGTCGCTTATCGAGTTCTACGCGAACGGGACGCACCGAGACTACCCCTCGTGGACGCTGGTGAAGACCGCCGACGCCCCGAAGGCCGCAGAGCCATCCCTGATCTACCCGCTGCCGTTCAAGACCTTCGATGAACTCGTGGAGGCGTTCGAAGCTGGTACGGAGTTCGTCGTGGAGCGCGGCTCGAAGTATGTGCGTGGAGTTACGTACAAGGTGACGTCGCTGACGCGTGCCCGCGCCGGTGTTCGCGTCGTTTGCGCCGATTACAGCGCGGGCGGGTGGGGTGGCTTCGATGAGAGCGGCAATCACTACGCTGGCGTCAGCACCCTCAAGGTGCGCGGCGAGATCAAGCGCCACCCGCTGGTCGAGAAGGTTCAGGCAGCAGCCGTTTCTGCCGAAGCCCCGCTCCTGAAGCGCTTCGTGCTCGGTGAAGACTTCCACTGCCCGAAGACCGGCGAGAACCTGCACTCGGTCGTGTTCGTCAAGGGCGTGCTCCGCGTCTACATGGTGGACGCAGCGACCGGCAAGCTGTGCTACTCGACCAACTACAAGCACGACGGCGTCCACAAGTTCCACGCTGACCGCTCGCTTGTCCCCGGCAAGTACGTCAAGCCGGTTGCCCCGGCACCGAAGACCATCAAGGCGACGATCTACAAGCACGCCTACAACGGCTCGCTGTTCGTCATCCGTGAAGGCGAAGTGCTCCCCGAGATTCGCGGCATCAACAACGCGAAGGTCGTGGGCACCACGGAAATCGCTGAGTGACCGAGCAGTACTTCACGCGGGCCAGGGAGTTCGACCTGGCTCCGCTTGTGCAGGTGCTGGTGGTCGATTACGGGCACATGTCCGCAACCGCTGCCAGTGCCTTCGAACGCAACAAAGAGGACACGGCGCTCGCTGTGCTTCTCGCTCTCGCAGTAGCAGCAAAGTCGGTTCGAGACGCCTTCGACCTCCCGGTTGAAGCCTGGGCCGAAGCCAACTCCCTAGCGCTCAATCGCGCATCCCTCACCAACCAACTCCCCCAACTGCCGTTCGTAGCCGAACTGGAAGCGGGACTCAACTCCAACCGAAACCATGGCTGAAGCAAAGAAGAAGTCGAAGATCATCGAGAAGTGTGTGACGCCGAAGGGCGTCTTCATGTACGCCTGGCTGGACAAGCCGGATAACAGCGAATACGGCAAGGGCAAGTACAAGGCCGCGATTCTGCTGGAGCAGGGGGTGAAGGAGAACGACGCCTTCGCCAAGAAGCTCAACGACGCCCACAAGGCTGCGAAGGGCAAGGCGGATTCGAAGCCCGCGAAGGACGGCTCGGCGCTGGCCGACGCTGCGCAGGAAGAAGACGCAGAGAACACGAAGAAGGAAAAGCTCCGTGGGTTCTGGGTCATCACCGCGAAGACCAACCAGAAGCCGTCGCAAGTCGCGGCTGATGGCAAGACGAAGCTGGGCGAGACGGCACGTTCGGGTGACTACGGTCGCCTGTCGGTCGCACTGGCCGAGTACGACACGGGCTCGAACAAGGGCCTCACGCTGTACCTGAATGGCGTGAAGCTACTGGAGCGTCGCTCGGGTGCTGGTGACCTAGGCTTCGATGACGAGACGGACGACTACGAGAACGACACGACGCCTGCGTCGATGGACTCGGACGAATCGACCGACTCGGATAGCGGTTCGAGTGACAGCAAGGACTTCTGAGTTCCGGCTAGACGTGGTGCCACAACCGGCACCGCGTCCCCGTGTTTCGAAGTGGGGCGCGTATATGCCCGCGTCCTACAAGGTGTACCAGAAGGCCATCAAAGAAGCACTGCCACCGTCTCCGCCCGAGCCTCTTATGGGCGAACTCACCATCCAAATCGAGTGTGTCTGCAAGCCAGTCGCTAAGTCGAAGTTCACGACCCCCATGGGTGACGTGGACAACTTTGCGAAGGGCGTGATGGACACCATGACCGACTGCGGCTGGTGGGGCGACGACCGCCAAATCACATCCCTACTCGTCACCAAGCGCTTCCCTGAAGCGGGCGAGACCCCCCACATCAACGTACTCATCTCCGAAAAATGATCCCTTTCCTCCTGAAGTTGCTGGAACGCCTCGCTGCATCCATCGAAGCCGCTGCGAAGCGCGAGACCGCCAAGTGTGAAGCCGCGCTCAAGACCGCAGCCGAACACGTCCAGAAGGCCAACGGCCACCGCACGACCGCTCGCAAGGCGTACCAGGTGTCGAGCGCACTGAAGGACGTCACGGGCGTCGCTCAGCCGGTCGCAGCCGCACCGGCACAAGAAGCAGCCCCGCAGTAAGCAGTGCCCAGCCCGAGCGGCTGGGAGTGGTGTAGCTCAGATACCGAATGCAATGCGCGAAAGGAACCGGACCTAGTAGCGCATTGGTGTAGGTGACGTGAAGCCAGTAAGTAGCGAGCGACGACCTAGCTAGTCGTGCGTGTCGTACCTCTGCTGGTGGAGCCATAAGAGAGCGCTGTCCGTGGAGGACAGAGGTCGCGTACTGCCACCACCCCCAACCGTTCTGGTTGATCCCCCAACCCTTTAAGACAAGCTGACCATGAAACTCACTCCGCAAGCCACCAAAGTCCTCGCGCACCTCCAGTCCGTGGGTTCGATCACCAACGTCGAAGCGAACGCAGTCCACCGTGTCCGTTCGCTGTCGCGCCGCATCACCGAGATTCAAGACGCAGGCGTGCGCATCGCCAAGACCCGTCGCCGTGACGTCACGGGCCAGGTGTACGTCCGCTACAGCCTGGAGAAGTAATGCGTCCGTACTCGACCTCTCACCCGGAATTCAAGCTGGCCCCGGCCGCCCCGAGCGGTGGCTGCGAGGGCTGCGAGTTCACGGCTCGCCCCGGCTGCTTTGAGTACTCGTGCAACGGCACAAGTCTTCCCTTCGGGCACCCCCTGCAAGGCATGGGGCCGCTCATTTGGGTCGCAAAGGACCCGCAATGAACCGCGCCTACGGTAAGCCGAAGGACAAGCTGTTCGCGCATATCCTGGTGATCCTGGGGTTCGTCTTTGTCCCGCTCTCCATCCTTTGGACCGCCGTGCAGGACATCGGGGCGTGGTTCAAAGAACTGCGCAACGACTTCCGCCGTGAGTTCAAGGGCGGCCTGCGCGTCACGTACCGCTACGCGTTCAACGAAGTCATGGACCACCTGGCGGGTCGTCGTGCCCGCCGTGAGCGTCGCCGCGCCGTCATCAATGCGCCGCTTTAAAGACGTCCTGGTGCAGCCCGGCTGCGCCTTGGATCAAGCACTGGAGGCCGGGGACCATTCCCTGGCACTCCGTATCTACACCGAGTGTGAGGACCAGTACCTCCGCTCTCACTATCCGCTGCTATTCGCAGACCATGAGCCGACACAACTCCAACGTAACGATTCACCGGGACCTGATCCCGAACGCCCACGCGTCGCGTGAGAACCTCGTCTACCTCATCAAAGATGAGCCGATGCTGTTCCGTGCGGAGCCTGGTTTTGCCTTCGCGCACGGCGACCTCCTGACGATGGACTTCCTCCGTGCAGCCGAAAAAATCTGGGGCAACCTGGACGGCTGCATCGTGGACTCCCGTCATCACATGCTGATGCCGGGGATGGTCCCGTGCATCCCTGGGTGGCACACGGACGACGCCCCGCGCTCGCCCGACTACTACGGCGGCCAGCCGAACATCTTCACGCCCGAGTACGAGACCCAGCACCTCCTGTGCGTGGTCGATGCGGGCACCGGCAGTCTCACGGAGTTCCTGCGCGGTCCAGTTGAACTCCCACGGGGCGTAATCGAGTTCAACTATGTCGTAGACGGTATGAACTTCTACAAGTCCGTGGATCGCATGGTCGAGCGCGGCACCGTTGGGGGTGCGTGCGAGCGCGTCACGCCCATCTCAGGTGACGTCGTGGAGTTCGATGTCCACTCGTGGCACCGGGGCGTCCCGGCGAAGGCCCGAGGCTTCCGATTCTTTATCCGCATCACGCGGGACTCCAGACACAAGGTCGAGAACGAGATTCGTTCGAACGCCCAGGTCTACATCACCGACACGAGTTACGGCTGGTAATCATGGAAGTCAGAGTCACCGAGCGTCGGTGGGTCGAGCACCCGTCGCGCTCCAGCGGCCCAGAAGACGCAGTCGTCCAGCTATTCCTGACCGTTCAGGTCGGGGACCAAATCCTCCACGCGCACGACACCAGCACGGTCTACGTGACCAATCGCTGGGGCCGGGGAATGCTCGAAGACCACGCGTTCTCGCGGCTCGCTCCCCGCATTCTCGAACTAATCAAGGCACACGCATGAAAGCAAACGCATTCGCAGTAACGATGAAATTCCGTGGCTACTTCGTGACGAAGACCGGCGCGGACGCCTACGCCCTCCGTGGTCGCGGCGAGCGTCGCACGATCAACCACGCGGAACTCCTGACGCTGGCGAACGCCCGTCCGAAGAAGAAACAGGTGACGCGATGAGCACTGTTATCACGATGTACCTCAGCCACTTCTATCTGATCCACGGCGGTCAGAAAGTAGTAGGTGGTCCGTGGAAGGTGAAGGGTGCCGCAACCGCTGAGCGCAACCGCATCTCGCGGTGGAAGGCACGGCGTGAGAGGCAGGGCGTGGACACCTCGTCGTACCACCCGCACGTGGCTGAGTACACGGTAGCAGAGGCGAAATACACCCTCACTGAGATCGTGGAACGCTGATGAAGCACGAGCACGAATCCGAATCAACACTGCTGTCGAAGGGTCCGTGCGATGACTGCGGATCAAGCGACGCCTGCGCGGAATACGACGATGGACACACACACTGTTTCTCCTGCGGTAAGACCACGCAGGCTTCGGGCACTCAAGCGCGGCAGCCCGAACCCGAACTTCCAACTGCGCTGCTCCGGGGCGAAGTCCGAGACCTCACCAAGCGCGGCATCTCCGCAGACACGTGCCGTCGCTACGGCTACTACGTGGGCGAAGACCGCGACGGGGAGCCTGTGCAGATCGCAACGTACTGCGATTCCGCTGGAAGCCCGGTAGCCCAGAAGCTGCGCACGCCGGACAAGGACTTCGTCGTCCTGGGCAAGCTGAAGCAAGCTGGACTGTTCGGCCAGCACCTGTGGCGCACGAAGGGCAAGAAGGTCATCGTGACCGAAGGCGAGATCGATTGCCTCTCGGTGGCGCAGGCGCTGTCTCTGAAGTGGCCTGTGGTCTCCGTCCCGAACGGCGCACAGGGCGCAGCGAAGTCCCTGGCCGCTCAGATCGAGTGGCTCGCGGGCTTCGAAGAAGTCTGCCTGTGGTTCGACAACGATGAGCCGGGACGCGAAGCAGTCGAAGCGTGTGCCCGAGTCCTGCCCCCTGGCAAGGTGAAGTTCATCACGACCCCGCATGACCTCAAGGACGCCAACGACCTCCTGCGCGAGCACGGGCCTACTGCTGTCGTCAATGCGACGTGGGAAGCCAAGACGTACCGTCCCGATGGTGTCATCGCTGGCGAGGACCTCACGGTCGAACGCCTGAAAGCGAAGGCCGCCGCTGGGTGGCAGACCCCTTACCCCGTCGTCAACGAGATGACTCGCGGCATTCGTCCGCGCCAACTGTGGTTGCTAACCGCAGGCACTGGCGTCGGTAAATCGACTGACGCACGCGAGTTCATGTACGCGGCGCTGTGTGAGGGGAAGAAGGTGGGTGCGCTGTTCCTCGAAGAGTCTGTCGAGGACACGGCGAAGTACCTGGTCGCACTGGACAACAACGTGCTGGCCGAGGACCTCGAAGACAACCCCGAGATTCTCACCGACGCCCAGTGGGCCAAGAGCCACGCCAAGCTGTTCGGGACCGACAACTACCAGGCATACGACCACTTCGGCTCCACGGACGCCGATGGCCTCGTCGGGAAGATGGAGTTCATGGCGCTGCAAGGTGCCGAGTTGCTGTTCCTCGACCACTTGACCATCGCCGCGACTGGCCTCGACAACGAGGGGCAGGACCATCTGCTGACCAAGCTGCGCTCGATGATCGAACGGACTGGCGTCAGCGTCGTAGCGATTGCCCACGTCCGCAAGGAACAGTCGGGGGCGCGAACGGCGGAAGAGGGCGCTCAACTGACGCTGAGTGCCATCAAGGGCTCCGCGTCGCTCAAGCAGATACCTGACGTCATCATCGCCAAGGAACGGAACCAGCAGGCTGAGAACGAGGCAGAGCGGGACATCTCGCAACTGCGCGTCCTCAAGGTTCGCCGTGGAGGTAAGACGGGTCCCGCCGACCGGCTGAAGTACGACCCGAAGACGGGCCGGCTGAAGCCGCTGCCGCGCGAAGTGGACACGATGGAGATGGATGAGTCCGATGACTCAATCCCGTTCTAGCGCTATCGCCAGGACACTGCTTCGAAACTCTCGCTCTCGCGCTAAACGTAATGGGGTCAAGCACACGCTGACCCTCGCTGACATCTTCGTCCCCGATAGGTGCCCGGTTCTCGGGCTCCGTCTCAAGCCGTCCAAGGGACGCGCAGGCCCCGCCTCGCCGTCACTGGATCGCATCAATCCCCGCAAAGGCTACGTCCCAGGAAACATCCTGGTCGTTAGCTGGCGCGTCAACGAACTGAAGAAGAACGCCACCCTGTCCGAGATGGATCGGGTGGCTTCGTTCTATCGCCAACTTGCTGACCGGAACGCATGACCGAACTGAATGTAGACCCGACCGCCGTGATCCTCAAGCACGCGGTCCTCGAAGACCCGAAGAACTTCCTCCCCGAGATCAAGGCGTGTGCAGACCGCGCACTGCGTGACCTCTTCCTCAACGGGCGACGCCCTGTGATGGTTCAACTGACTGTCCAGGTAGCACCATGAAACTCCGTCCTGCTGAACTCCCCATCCTGGTGTGGGACTTGGAGACCGATGGTCTCCTGCTCGAACTCACGCGCATCTGGTGTATGGCTATTGGGGAACTCGGCACGGACGAGGTCACCGGGTACACCGATCACAACCCCAAGCATCCCCCGCTGACTGAAGGCGTAGAGCGACTCCGCCGTCACGTCGAAGCTGGGGGAATGACGGTAGCGCACAACGGCATCAACTTCGACCGCAAGGCTCTGAAGAAGGTGACCGGGGTGGACATCCCTTACGTCAACATCTACGACACGCTGGTCATGGGACGCCTTCGCGATCCCGAGCGTCTCGGTGGTCACAAGCTGGAAGGCTACGGGATCGAGATGGGCATTCTGAAGGGCTCCCACCACGAGTGGGATCGCTACTCAGACGAGATGCTCCACTACAACCTCCAGGACGTCGTGGTCACCAAGGCTCTCTTCGAGAAACTGAAGTGTGTCCTGACGTGGGGCGAGTCGTCGCAACTCGAACACGACGTCGCTTACATCATCGACCTCCAGATGGCGAACGGCTTCCCGCTGAACATGCGCGAAGCGATGACCCTGGCCGCTCAGTTGTCCGAGCGACGCGAAGGCTACTTCGCAGAGATGCAGCGAGTCTTCCCGCCGATCTTCGTGTCAGGAGGCGTCACCGTACCGAAGCGCACGATGAAGCGCGACGGCAAGCAGTACACGGTGGATGTCCCATACACCAAGATCGTCCTGCAAGAATTCAACCCCGGCTCCGAGTACCACGTATCGGCGCGGCTGAAGAAGCGCTACGGGTGGAAGGCCCCGCTCACCGAGAAGGGTAACCCGAACATCACCGAAGCGGTCCTGAAGAAGCTGGACTTCCCCGAGGTCAAGCCGCTCATCGACTTCATTCGGGTGGACAAGCAGTGGACCCAACTTGCCGCACCGAAGAAGAAAGACGGATCGGGCGGCGGCTGGATTCACCACGCCGACGATAACCACCGCGTTCACGGCTATGTGAACACGAACGGCGCTGTGACCGGACGGATGACGCACTCGCGCCCGAACTCAGCAAACATCGACAAGGAAATGCGCCACATCTGGGAACCCGGCAAGGGCTTCAAGATGGTCGGGTGCGACGCAGAGGGTATCGAACTGCGCGTGCTGGCTCACTACCTCACGCCATACGACAAGGGACGTCTAACCCGAGCGCTGCTCGAAGGTAAGAAAGAAGACGGCACCGACGCCCACTCGATGAACCGGAAGAACACGGACTTGTTCAGTCGGGACGGCGCGAAGACCCTGCTGTACGGCTCGCTGTACGGCGCTGGGGATGAGAAGGCGGGGAACATCTGGATCGCTGACTGGCGGGCCAGTGGCAAGCCTGTGAGCGAGTGGCCCGAATGGGCGCGTGTTGGTAACAAGCTGAAGCCCGCAAAGGTCATCGGCAAGGAAGTCAAGGCTCGACTCATCAACGGTATTGTCGGCTTCGCCAAGCTCATCAAGGACATCAAGGCTACTGCCAAGGAGCGCGGCTGGCTCAAGGGCATCGACGGTCGCCGCATTCGTGTTCGCCATGCTCACGCATCGCTCAACACGCTGCTCCAGGGCACGGGCGCAATCATCATGAAGAAGGCATTGGTCATCTACTACGCCGAGGTCACTGGCGTACACGGCTGGCAACACGGCGAAGAGTTCGGCTTCCTCGCCAACGTCCATGACGAAGTCCAGCAGGAGGTGCTCCCACATCTCGCAGACCTCGCTGGCTCCACCTTCAAACAAGCCATCACCAAAGCAGGCGAGCACTGGGACTTCCGGTGCCGTCTCGATGGTGCATACGACATCGGAAACAACTGGCATGAAACCCACTAGCCGCGTTGTCCTGTTTAGGGACGGGAGGGCGGACCTGTACCTGTCGGGCGTCACGCGTAACCCCGATGGCTCCCTGAAGGCTGGAGAAGTTGAGAACGGTTCGTGGCGCTTAGAGATACGCGATGGCGAAGTGCTGGCTAAAGGCTGGCAGGGAGTCATCGTCAATCGCTGGCCGCTCCCCGATTACGAAGAGGTCCCCGTGAAGCCCCAATGGCGCGGGGACTACAACAACGTCATGCGCCTGGCGCAAGAGACCTATGACCAATGTAACCGAGTTTGACCTGAAGGCGTTCCTGGCAGCAGCCAAGGACGACGACGGCCTGTCGGATCACCCCGAGCACTTCACGCTCGTGGATGAAGACGACTGGGAGCACAACTACAAGGACTACTTCTGTCGAGCGCAAGTCTTCCAGCACATCCCCACGGGACGCTATGTCTGCGTGGCTGAGACCCGTGCCGGTAGCTACTACACCGACTACGAGTACACGGTTGACGACGTATCTGAAGTCTTTCAGCACACCGAGACCATCACCCGAACCGTCTACCGACTGACCCCATGAACATCTCCGACCTGCAAGAACTGCTGCCTGCTATCCGCGACTACCTCCCTGACGCTGTGATTGCAGGCGGTGCGCCGCGCGATGCGTACTTCGGCAAACCCATCAAGGACATCGACGTCATGACGGGCTGCGACGTAACGCGCAAGACCCTCGAACGCTTGGCTATCTCCGTGGGCGGCCGCTTCGACGTAATCGAACCCACGGACCCCTCGGGCTGCGAAGAGTTCGAGTTCGAGATTCACTTCGATGACGGACGTCCGCGTCTGAACATCATCGACCTGAACCCGTTCGACATCAAAGACCCGGTGGACAACATCCACGACTTCGACTTTGCGCTGTCACAGATCGCAGTAACACCACACGGTGTCATCTGGACGGGCGCATTCACCATCGACAACCTCAAGAACACCTGTACCTACACGGGTGACCGGGGCAAGGCCCAGTGGCGCATCGACTCGTCGGCCAAGCGTCTGCAACGCCTGAAGGCGAAGTATCCCGAGCGTCGCTTCCGCAACTGCGAGTCCCTCGAAACCCTCAACCGAATTGGAGGCGCTTGATGCGCGTCACTCTCATAGTGGTAGTGCTGGTCCAGTTGCTTCTTGCGATTGGCGTGCCGGTCCTGGTGCTCGCCGCGCTGCTCAAGTACGTCTTCGGTTGACCATCGCGCTGATCGATGGCGACGAGGCGATTTACAAAGCCACCGTCATCAAGGTCGAGGACACCGACTGGGAAAACGAGCAGATCGTTGACCGTCCCCCGACCTTCGAAGAGGCGCAGGAAGCGCTTCAAAAGATCATCGACGCCTGGTGCGACGCAGTGGGCGCAGAGAGCTACGTGTTCTGCCTGAGCCCGCTGGAGCGCGGTCTGTTCCGTCGAGGCATCTACCCGCAGTACAAGGGCGCTCGCGGCGAGAAGCCCGAGCAATACAAGCCCTTGGAATCGTGGTGCCACAAGAACCTCCCGGTGGAGTGGTATCCCGGCCTCGAAGCTGACGACGTCATGGGCATTCTCTCAGGCAAGGAGAAGGTCATCTGTTCGAACGACAAGGACATGAAGACCGTCCCTGGCCGCCTGTACGTCACCGGCAAGAAGCAGAACGCCACGATCACCGCGACACGCGCTGACTGGCAGTGGATGTATCAGACGCTCATGGGCGACTCAACTGACGGCTTTGGCGGCTGCCTGGGTTGCGGCCCCGTGGCGGCAGAGGCAACGCTGGAGGGCTGCCACTCGCTGGAGCAGATGACCCACAACGCTGTCCTCAAGTACCTCTCCCAGAAGACCGGGAAGTACCGGGACGTCTCTCAAACCGCTGCGGACTTCCGTCAGCAGGCTGCACTCGCGCACATCCTCCGACCGGGGGAGTACGACTTCAACACTGGCCGCGTTCGCTACGCGCTGCCGGGACACAAGGACATCAACTTCGATGCAGCAAAACTCGCAAGCTAAAGGCTACATCCCCATGACCCATCACACCCTGGACGACGCCATCGCCAAGGCAGGCGGTTGTACGGGCGTCTCGTTCGATAGTTGCACCACTGGCGTGAAGTACACGACGCTCGAAGCGCGTGGGCCGCAAGTGGTGGGCTTCGACCCGACGCCGTACCTGGCTGACGCGGCGAAGGCCCCCGCCGTGACACCCATCAACCCGTCGCATTACCGCTCGCATCCCTCGGGCATCGAGTGCATCACCATCACCCAGCACATGGGCTTCAACCTCGGCAACGCGGTGAAGTACATCTGGCGCTGCGACCTGAAGCTGGACGCCATCGAGGACTTGAAGAAGGCGAAGTGGTACATCGAGCGCGAGATTGCCAAGCGCGAAGCCAAGACGGTCGCGCCGCTCTGATGTTCCCGTTGCCCTCCTGGGCGGTCAAGGCGGTCGCTGGGGTTCTCCTGGCGGCTGGCTTGATCGGTGGTGCGTTCCTGTACCGATCCCACGTCTACGACGACGGCTACGCGGCTGGTGTCGCGTCGGCCAAGCAAACCCAAGAGTCCGCGCTGGCGCTCGCCCGCACGACCGACAAACTCATCTCGGACAAGGCTGAAGCCGGTCTCCGAGCCACCATGAAGGATGAATCCAATGCTCACAAAGCTCGCCAGGCTTCCCTGGAAGTTGCGCTTGCTGCTGCTCGGGCCGATTCTGTGCGGCTCAGCGCTGACCTTGCCCGCCTGCACAACGACGCCGTCGCCGGCCGTAGTCCGAGCGCTGCCGGAACTCCCGCCAGCACTGGCCCGCAAAGCGATCCCGCTGAAGGAACTGGGGTCAGCATCGTCGCCGGTCCCAGCCAGTTCAGCCTCGCGGACCTGATGCGCAACGATGAAGCGAATTACACAATTTGCCGCAAGAATGCTGCGCGGCTTACGGCGGTCCAGGACTGGTACAACGCCGTCAGAAGTGGGGACGAATCAGCCCAGAAACGGGCCATCGCAGAAGCCCCCAGCGAGTAACTCCGCACATGGTAGAGGGTCCCTATATATCTCTAAGACTCTCTTAGAGGTGGACGAGGCTGTCACCATCCCGGCCAATTGCCCAAGCTCGACGGATATTCGTACCATTGGCTCTTGGCTTCTCTCCCAATTCCCACTTCCTGCGGCTGTGGACCTGATCCACGTCAAGGACTACACCGCTGCCCACGAACTCATCGGGGCGCACGATGCGATCAAAGCAATCTTCCAGCTTGCGGACGACCTGGACGAAGAACAGCGGGACTCGGAAACGACGGAAGCGTCGGCTCTATGAACTCCGTGCGTTCCTTCGCTCCGCTGGGCATCCGTTCAGCGAGGATTGGACTCTTGCTCTACTGCGGCGCTGTCCTCACTGGACTCTGCGCCGTGGTGCTGACATTGAAGTTGCAGTATGGACTCAGCCTCTGGGACCTGGCAGGGCAGCCTTGCACCTTTGTGCTGCCCCAGAATCCCGGCGACGCTGGGTCACCCCTGCGACTCTTCGTGCTCTCAGCGATGCAGTTCGATCATCCGGCGCTACTCAGGTAGTCGCTGACCCCCTCCCTCAACACGCGGACTACTTGCGACGCCTCGGCTTTCATGAGTGCGTGGGCAGTCCGCAATTCACCTTGGACCTTTATGGGAAGCCCGAAGGCTGCTAAGACGCCGGACCCAATCCAACCGGACGCACCGGCTGCGAAGCTGGTCTCCCCCCTGGAGGATTCCCCGGCGAACGCAGTAGCAAAGAAGACCTCAATTCGACGTTACCTGACGGCCCCCGCGCCGACAACGGGTAGCTCAGGAGTCGGTGTTCAGCTTTGATGAAGCTGATGGACCGCTACCGGGAGTTGGTCCCTGACCGGGACCCGTACTACCGGCGAGCCCAGGCGTGCGCAGCGCTGACTGTGCCGTCTGTGTGCCCACCTGATGGGCAGACTCCGCAACAGATTCTCCCCCAGACGTACTCGTCCTTTGGACACCGGGCGTCCACGAACGTTGCCTCGAAGCTCATGATGGCGTTCATGCCTCCCGGCGATTCCGCATTCAACCTCGAAGCGTCCACGCAGGCACTGCTGAAAGAGGGTGTCCTGTCGCCGCCCCCGAACATCATCAAGGGCCTGGCGCAATGCGAGCAACTCATCAACGCGAAGATCGAAGCACTGAACTGGCGTCGTCAGACGTTCCTGTCGCTGCTCCATCTGATCGTGGCTGGGAACGTCGCTGAGTACATCCAGCCTGACGGCAAGCTCAAGTTGTTCCGCCTCGACCAGTTCGTGGTGGTTCGTGACAACGACGGGAAGGTCCTCGAACTCGTGATGGCTGAGAAGCTACGCGTGCGAGGGTTGACCCGTGAACTCCAAGCGCTCACTTCGAAGAAGGAGCACGAAGAGGTCACGCTGTACACCCGCTTCGAATACAAGGACGAGAAGTCCTATGCGGCTCACCAGGACCTGGACGACAAGATCGTCAAGCCCTACGTTGTGTACAACGGCATCATGCCCGCGACTGCACTGGCGTGGGAACTGGCCCCCGGCGAGTCCTATGGACGCTCACACGTCGAACAGAATTACTCGGACCTCCTGGCGCTCGACAAGACCTCCCAGCAACTGCTGGAGTGTGGGGCTGTCGCTGCGCGGAACCTGATCTTCGTCGCACCGAACGCAGCTGGAGGTAACCTCCGCAAGCGCATCATGGAAGCCCGCAACGGCTCCGTGCTCTCGGGACGCGGAGGTACTCAGGGTGACGTCCAGCCGTTCCAGTTCAACAACGCGAACGCGATGCAATCGCTGAACGTCGAGAAGAACGATTTGAAGCAAGACCTGGCTGTGGCCTTCTTGCTGACGAACGACCTTCGACGCGACGCGGAGCGCGTGACGGCCTACGAACTTCAGATGCTTGTCTCCGAAATCGAGCAGGGCTTGGGTGGGGTCTATTCCTACCTCGGCCCCGAGATGATCGGGTGGCGGCTGAAGAAGCTGGTGGCGCAGATGCAAGCCAAGAGCGAACTCCCCGACTTGGGTGACGGCTCCACTCAGATCACCGTGACCACTGGTCTCGCTGCGCTGGGCAAGGACGCCAAGCTGAAGAAGGTTCAATCGTTCTTCTCTCTGCTGAACACGACGCCTCAAGCGTTCCAGGAACAGGCTGCTCAGTACGTCAAGTTCGACACGATCCTTACGCCCGCTGCTGCGGCCCTGGGCTTCCCCGAGTCCATCAAGACTGCGGACGAAGTCGCACAGGAACAGCAGGCGGCTCAACAACAGCAGATGCAAGCTGACATGGCGGCCCGTGCGGCTGGCCCTGTGGCTGGCGCTGTCGCACAGAACGCAATGCAACCCGCTCAATGACCGACACAACGCAAACCACCAACACCCCTGCAACCGAAGTAGCAGCCCCCGCGACGCCCGCACCGGACACCCCGGAATACGTGGCGCTCATGGCGGCTCGCGCAGACCAAGGCACGGTGACACCGGACCTGACCAAGACTCCTGAGACCCCCGAGGTCAAGAAGGAACCCGTGGTCGATCCCAACGCACCGACGCCGAAGCTCACGGATGAACCGCCGAAGACTGGCGAGGACGACCCGAATGCACCTGAGAAGAAGCCCGAAGGCGAAGCGGACACCCCGCCTGCCTACGACTTCAAGAAGGGCTTCGAGGACGGCTCGGTGGTCGAAGCGTTCAACGCAGAGAAGACTGACCCGGCTCTGCTGAACACCTTGGCGAAGGCCCTGGGCATCCAGCCCGAGCAGGCGCAGTCCATGGTGGACCAGTTCAAGATGGGCCAGCAAGCGCTGGTTGCGCAGTCGGAAGCCAAGCTGTTCGAAGCGGCTGGTGGTAAGGCTGAGTTCAACGCGATCATCGCGTGGGGCCAGAAGAACCTCCCGGCTGACCAGAAGGCGTTCTACGAAGGTCTGCTGAACGGGCCTGATGCAGAGTCGGCTGTGCAAATCCTGAAGCAGAAGATGGCCGCTGGCAGTGACCCCTCGCTGGTGAACGCCAATGGCGCTCGCCCTGGTGGTCAGGTGTCGGCATTCCGTGACCAAGCAGAGATGGTCGCAGCGATGCAAGACCCGCGCTACCAGCAGTCGGAAGCGTACCGTCAGGAAGTCGCTAACCGTCTCCGCGTCTCCCAGTTCCGCATGTAATGCAAACCCAAATCGAAAAGGACGTAGCTGCGCTCTCGGCGCTGGCGAACACGTCTGTCAACGCGATCATCACTGCGAGCCCCGTGCTTTCCGCCGCCCTGGCGGGAGCCAACCTCGCAGCGACGCGTGACCAGGTTCAGACCATCTCGAATGAAGTCCGCTCGACGGGCACACAGACGACCGGCTGGACGTAACCGCTTCAATTCCCGAGTAGCTCAGCGGTAGAGCAGCGCACTGTTAATGCGTTGGTCGCAGGTTCGATCCCTGCCTCTGGAGCCAAGTTTCAAACCCTCCGGGACCCCATTCGCGGGTCCCAAAACTCCTTCTTTAAAAGACCTCATCTACATGACGTTTTCCGCAAATGCCGGTTCGCCGGTAGCCTTCGGCACGGGCCAATCGAGCCCGGCTGATGACCGCTCGCTGTTCCTCAAGATGTTCTCGGGTGAAGTGCTCACGGCATTCACCGCTGCAACCGTGACCAAGGGCAAGGTCCGCGAGAAGAACATCACGTCGGGTAAGTCGTACCAGTTCCCGAAGACTGGCACCTCGATGGCCGAGTACCTCCAGCGCGGCCAGGAGATGATGGGCAATCCGTTCGCTACCGGCGAAGTGGAAGTGACCATCGATGCTCCGATGGTGGCTCACCACGCTCTGTGGGACTTCGACCAAGCAATGTCGCAGTTCGACGTGCGCGGCCCGATGACCGCAGACATGGGTCAAGCCCTGGCTCGCATGTACGACCAGAACAACTTCCGTCAGATCGCACTCGCTGCGCGTACGGCTGCTGTGGGTCCGTTCCCTGGCGGTAACCGTATTGTGAACGCTGGCCTCCTGGCTACGGGCGCAATCGACGGCACCGTGTGGCTGGCTCAGATTCGCCAAGCGAAGCTGGCGCTGAAGGCCAAGAACGTGCCGGATGGAGTGACCCTGTACGCGGCTGTGCCGTACGCAGTGTTCGACGCGATCAAGTACGCGCGTGACGCCACGTCGGGTCAGTTCCTGAACCTGCAAGCGCAGATTCAGATGGCGTCGGCTGGCTCGGGTATGGCAGTGACGGAGTCGATTCGCTTCGAAGGCGTGACGGTCATCCCGTCGAACCTGATCCCGAACGTCAACTCGACGGCAGACACGGCAGTGTTCTCGAAGTACCGTGCTGACTTCTCGAAGACCACGGGTCTCATGTGGGCTGCGGACGCTGTCGCGGTCCTGACGCTCATGGGCATCTCGACGGAAACCTTCCGTGACGTTCGTCGTCAGGAAGACTTCATCGTTTCGAAGCAAGCGGTCGGTCACGGCACGCTGCGTCCGGAACTGGCAGTCGAGTTCGCTACGGCGTAAGTCGTTTAAGAGTGAATGCGCAGACTGATGCGCAATGAAAAAGGCAGCGTAGTAATACGGTAGGCGAGGACGCCCGAGACACCCTCATCCGAAAGGACGTTGAAGCTCTAGCCCCGTATGTCGGAGTTCAGTACCGACCACTCTTAAAAACCCCATGGGGATCACTAGAACTTTCTGGTGGTCCCCATTTTTTTCAACATTTTCCGTAATCTCCCATGGGCGCAATGACTCGGCTTCAAGCCGTCAACCGGATGCTCGAAGCAGTAGGCGAATCCGTCATCCTGGTCGAAGTGGCCGGGGCGGGGGATTACGCAAACTGTTCCAGCATCATCGATCAAGTTACCTCCGATCTTCTCGCAAAGGACTGGGACTTCAACACCGAGGTCCGCACGCTCACGCCTGCAACAGACGGCACTATCGTAGTGACGCCTGAAGTCCTGAAGATCGACCCGGTGGACCCGTATGCAAACTACGTGGAACGCTCGGGCAAGCTCTACGACAAGGGCAACAACACGTTCGTCTTCACGCAGTCCGTGGACGTCAATGTGACGCTCCTGTTCTCCTTTGAGGACTGCCCGTACCACGTCCAGCGAGCCATCGCTGCCACGGCGACTCAGCGCTACCAGCGCAACTACGTCGGCTCAGCAACGGCTGACAAGTTCATCACCGAGGATCGCTACGAGGCAGGCGCTGACGCAGCGGACGCGGAGTCCACCGTGGATGACTACAACATCTTGGACAACCCCGACTTCCACTGGCTCCGTCGTCGCACCTTCAATAACGGCACAATCAATTAATGCCCATTGATTCCATGCTGCAACCCCGCGTTGGGTCGCTGCACGCAGGGGTGAGCCGTCAGGCCCCCTTGCTCCGCTCGCCATCGCAGATGGACGAGATCATCAATTACCTGCCCTCGGTGGACATCGGGGGTCTCGCGGATCGTGTGGGGTCCTCGTACATCGCGGCGCTCGGCGCTGGGCAGTACAAGACCAACAACAACTTCATGTTCCGCACGACGGACATGCAGCGCTGGGTTTTCCTGTCGCTACTCGGTGGCGGCTTCGAGGTACGTAACCTCTCCAACGGCACACTCGCTTCTCTGACAGTCGGGCCGTGGGCACAGAACTACATCAACGGTGCGCCACAACTCAAGACGCTCCAGATCGCGGACACGGTGCTCCTGCTGAGCACGGCGACTCCCGCACAATGCATCAGTACCGCTGGGACCCCATCGGCCTCACGGGCCTACTACTGGGTCCGTAAGCTGTCCTCGGTGTCCCAGAACTTCTACGTGAACACTTCGACCGGCAGTGCCTCGTTCAACTACGACGGCAGTGGCGGGGCGAAGACGCGCGAGTGGGTCGCCCAGGGTCTACAGGCTGCATGTCAGGCTTCCCTGTCGGGTGTGACCATCACACGCGTCGGCTCGCTGCTGCGCTTCACTGGTGACCCTGCGCTGATCGCTTCGCTCACTGGTGGCAACGACTGGGACGAGACGGCCTCGGTGGTCATCAAGGGGCGCGTGACGAACCTGACCGACTTGCCGTCCACCGGATTCCACGGCGAAGCCCTGCTGGTCGATCTAGGTAACGATGACGCGAAGTCGTCGTACTGGGTCTCCTACGATAAGACCACGAACTCCTACAAGGAGACCTCGTACCTGGACAACTTCGTGTCCACTGCATCATGGGTTCAAGGCTCGATGCCAATGCGGCTGCACCAGACGGGCGTCAACAGCTTCGAGCTACAGCCCGTTGACTGGGTGGTCCGCAAGACCGGCGACGACACCAGTAACGCTCCTGCGCCGTTCAGTGGTCAAACGATCACGGACATGGCGCTGTGGAAGGGCCGCCTGTGGTTCGCATCGCAGGACTGGGTGGTGGGCTCGCAGCCCGACGACCTCTTCAACTTCTGGCAGGACTCTGCGCGGGAAGTGGTGGCATCCGATCCAGTCAAGGTGCAAGCCGAGGCTGACCTGGGTGGCGTCCAGCACATCATGTCTTTCCGTGACAACCTCATGGTGTTCCTGCCAGGGGCTCAGGGAAGCATCGACGGCTCACAGCCGGTGAAGCCTGACACTGCGGCGCTCGGTATCTCGACGCGCTACACGGTTGACCCGACCTGCGTCCCGGTGGTCCTTGGCGACGTGGTGCAGTACACGGGCACGCAGGAAGGTCGCTCGGTTCTCTGGGAATACCAGTACATGCAGGCGTCGGAGAACAACTCCGCGACTGACCTGAGCAAGCATGTGCCGCGCTACTGCCCCGGCAGTGTTCAGCGTCTCGCTGGTTCGGCGCAAGCTGGTCGAACGTTCCTGTGGACTCCACTGGCTCCCGACACGCTGTACGTGCAGACCTCCTACTGGCAAGGCAACGAGCGCAAGCAGAACGCCTGGTCGAAGGTACAGTTCTCCCAGATCACGTACATCTGGAACCACTGGGTTAGCGATGGCCTCCTGTACGTCCTCGGGACGCTCGGGGGCTACCTGGCTCTCTTCTCGGTTCCGGTTGATTCGAACCTGGGCGAGAACCCGCAATCCGACTGCCGTATGGACTTCAAGACCCCGGTGCAAGTCACCTGGAACGTCACGCGTAATCGCAGCGAAGTCATCCTGCCCACGGGCTACTACCAGGCCACGGGCCTCGTGATCCTGGAGCCCACATCGGGCGGCTGGTGGCGCGAGCACAACGCTACGGTGGTGTATGACGGAACGCAGTGGCTCTGCTGGTTCACCGAACAGGTGGACACGAGCAAGCAGTACCTCATCGGTCTGCGCATGGCACGGTCATTCCGACTCTCTCCGTTCTATCCGACCAACGGCGACAACCAGACGCCCCTCGGGCGGCTCCAGGTCCACAAGGTCTACCTCGACTGCCTGATGGCTGGCGACTTCACAGCGACCGTCACACGGGCTGACCGTCAGGCTATGGTGGCCCAGCTATCGCCCCGCACCATCGGGACGGCACTGGACCCCGTGACCGGCGCGAACACCCAGTACGGTATTCCCTTCAACGCCAAGGGCGACAAAGCATCCCTGACCATCTCCGCGACCACCACGTCGCCCATGATCGTCACGGGGTACACACTCGCCGCACGGTACTCCAACCTGTTCGCAAATTGATCCTAGTCCCTGCTCACGAGCATCACATCCGAGTCCTCATGGACAACCTCCGCTTGGAGGACCGGCAAGAGATTGACCTGTGCCTCGAAGGCTCGGGCCTCGACCCGGTCGATGCGGTGCTCGAACAGTGGCGGGTCGCAGACATTTGCGAAGCGATCCTCACCGACTCTGGTGCGGTCGCTGGAGTCTGGGGCGTCCACAAGAATCCGATGATGCCCACATGCGGTCTCATCTGGATGCTGGGGACGCCCTTGCTCCCCTCCGTTACTGTCCCATTCCTGCGTGAGTGCCCGAGAGCTATCGGACGCGCTCACGCTCTCTACGAGGTTCTCGCCTGCACAGCATGGCGTGAGAACTCCCTTCACCTTACCTGGCTGGACTGGTGCGGCTTCGGTCGCCTCGATCCCGGCTTTGGTCATTTCATAGCATTCACATATGTGCGGCCCACTGGCAGTACCACTGATTATGCTGGCGGTGACTGCGGCCTCGGCGGCAGTACAGCATAACCAACAGAACAAGGCGATTGAAGCGCAGCAAGACGCTGCGTACAAGACCGCTGTATCGAACGAGATGGCCGTCAAGGCCAACCAGGATGCAGTAGACACGCAGGCATTCGCGCAGCGCACTGATCGCGCTCGGGAAGCTGCACGTCAACTCGCTATGGCCCGCGTCGTCTCGGCGCAGGGCGGTGGGTCACTGGCGTCCATGGCAATCAACATCTCAGGCGCAGCGGCTGATGACTTCTCGCGCATCGACGTGAACGCAGACAGCCAGAAGTCCACGCTGCTCGGACAGGAAGGCGCGATGCTTCAGAACCTCGACTCTCAGAACAAGGGTTTCGCATTGCAGTCCACAGCGAACAACGTGAACACTGGTCTCCAGATCGGAAGCGGCGCGGCCTCGGCGGCTGCAAGCGGCTACTCGAATGTGAACCAGGAGTCGCTTGCCAAGAAGTACGGCTACAACCCCTATTTCCAATCGGGAGCATAAATGTCTGGACAGATGGACCAGGGGTTCCGCGACGACGCCCCGAAGGCACCGGACTTCACTGCTGCGCCTACGCTCAACATGCGCACGGCGGAAGCCACGGGCTCGCAGATTGACGGCAGTCGCGCGGCCTCCGCGTTCCAGGCGATGGGTAATTCCTTCGGCCAGTTCTTCGGCAACGTGAACTCGTCGCTGGAGAAGGTGAACGCGAACGTCGAATCTACGCGTAAGCAGGAAATCCAGCAGCAGAACAAGGACCTCGACACCCAAGGTGCAGCAGACGCTGCGGCTGGGCGTGAGGCTGACCCGCTGTGGTCAGATCGAAACTCCTACATCGGTGCGTACCGCAAGGGTGTCGCCACGACTCAAGCGACCGCTCTGGGTCAGCAGTACGCCGATTGGTTGCGTCAGCAGCCGATGGACGGCTCGGTGGACCCGGTGGTGGCCGCGAAGAAGTTCTACGAGGACCACTACGGCGCAGGCTCTGGCGACCGGGACGTGGACAACCAAGTCCAGCTTCAGTTCGTTCACAGCGTGCGCAGTTTGGCTGCGGGCTTCCACGAGAAGCAATCGCAGACCATCGAGCACAACATGACCGAGACCACCATTGCGGGGGTCGCGGCGAACGTGCAGAGTCCTACGGGTCTCAGCGCGGAGCATGTGCTGGGCTCGATGAACTCCTTCCTGTCGATCACGAACGGCAACCAGCCCCAAGCGGCGCACTTGCTGTTCTCGACTCTGGGTGAATCCATCCAGAACGCAGGGCAGGGCCTGGCGGCTCAGGCCGCACTGGAGAAGGCGGGCTTCGATGAGAAGTATCCGGTGGAGTTCGCGCAGTTCAAGGAGAAGGCCCTGTCTCAGTCGCAACGCGCGAAGGAGATTGGAGCAGCCAAGTCGCAAAGCGACCTGAACATGCAACTCCAAGCAGCGGTCGCAGATGGCACGGCGACGCCCAGCTTCATCGCGGACTGGATGGCGAACTACCAGAAGGAAGACTCCATCTGGGGCTTCGGTCCCAGTGGGATGACCCCTGCGTTCACCGCGCTCAGGAAGGCGTCCAAGCAGACCGCTGGCATCAACGTGGTCACTCGCGCCTACCAGGGCGTCGATGGGACCAACGAGCCTGCTCTGGTCGCCAACAAGTTCGGTGTGCCGTACAGCGACATCGTGACGAAGCATCTGCCCCAGGCGATGACCGAGTTGGTTCAGAACTCGCAGGGCCTGCTGCCGAACCTCGCGGCGACGGCCAACGCAAATGGCCTCATCAATCCGATGGCAGACGACAAGTCTGCGGCTGAGTACGGTTCGTTCTCCACGACCGACAACGCACAGCACGCCTTCCTGCACCAACAGCCGAAGTACATCGAGGACATGGTGTCCAACTCGCTCATCAACGTGACGGACCCCGCGCAGTCCATGCGGGCCTATTCGATCATCGATGCGCAAGCTAAGGCCGTGGGCGAGAACATGCTGGGGAACTACTACAAGGACTCCAACGTGCTCGCCTTCTACCACTCGGTGAAGGCTCTGTCGCCCAACGGTGACCCGACGCAGATCATGCAGTACCTGAAGAACAACCCGGCTGACGAGAAGCTCCTGGAGCGTGCTAGTTCGACGGGACAGTTTGACTGGAAGATGATCTACGGCAAGGACGTGAAGCCCGAGGATGTCCAGAAGAAGATTCAGGACTCCGTGCGTAAGCAGTTCATGTCCGACTCGGGCAACGGTGGGATGGTCTTCGACCCGAAGGTGGGTATCTCGACGGGCGACCTCGACGCCATGACGGCGCAGATGGCGATTAACTCGCTGAAGCTCCGAGGCGCTGGCAACCTGGACATCTCCGCAGCGGCTGACAGTGTCGCCAAGGCATACGCTCAGACGCGCTACGGTGTCACTGGGCAGGACGGTGCAGTTCGCATGATCGACAACCCGTTCCCTCCTGGGGCTGGGCGAGACCTCAAGAGTCCCCTGAACGCCTCGGGACCCGTGGGCGTCGATAAGGGCTTCGCGCCGATCTATGCCAGCTTCCCGATCAAGAACGCATTCGGTGTGGTCGAGAAGCCCATCGAGACGTCGCAGGACGACCTCGCTGCTTTCCATGGCGCGTTCCCTGGCAAGACTGACAGCAGCCCCAAGAAGCTATCGCTCGGTAACCCCGACGCGAAGCTCTCGGGTCTCATGCCTGTCATGGATGGCTCGGTGACTCCAATCCGATTCGCTGCTGGCGAGAAGGTCACGGGCGTCTACCAGAAGGACGGCAAGCAGATCGCGGACCCTGAGTTCGGTGTGGCGGCTGATCCTTCGTCTCCCCAAAAGGGCGACAAGCTCGCGCTGACCGTCCCGGATGATCCTGCGAAGGCGGCTCAGTTCTGGAAGGACAACCTGCCCGCAGGGTTCTACGCAGTGCGCGACAACCAAGGGCTGTACCAGGTGTACTACGG